GGGCTTGTAGCACCTACAGAGGTTACATAAGTGCCAGCAGGTTGAGCGCCTACATCACTAGCCGTTAATACGACAGTGCCTGTGTAACCGTTTACAGATGTCACAGCATCAGTGTTGTCTATCTTTTCCCATACAGAGCCGTTAAACACAGCCCAATCGCCTACTTTCCAATCGGTAATGCCGTTTAGGTTAGTAGACCCAGCAACTGACACGACATAGTAAAAGCCTTTAGTGCCAGCAGAGCTAGTCAATGTAGGCGTGTTAGTAGATGCGTTCCATGTGCCTTGATAGTTTAAGTCACCCATTTGTGGGATTTGACTTGTCGGCACTTTACCACCAGCGTCTAATGTAGCTACACCTAATGCAGAGCCAGCGTCTAAGTAGGCAGCAGTGCCTAAGTCACCTGGTTGTATAGCAGTGTCAGCCAATGCACCTTGTGCAGCAGTAGCAAAGCTAGAAGCGTTATAGCCACTATCCTTGATCAGCTTACCTGTGGTCATGTTAAACGCAGCAAAGTTGTCAGCTACAGCACTAGCAGGGCCAGTTACATCGCCACTAGTTACAGGCAACTCTTCTGATGGTAAGTCTAGGAAGATTTGTTTAGTGCCTGACGCAAAGTAAACTAAAGCACCACCGTTAGATGATGACAGCACTGTGTCACGGCTAATTGTATTACCGCTTAAAGTGTAAGTACCAATACCAACTTCCCAATCACCTGTAGGTGCGCCATTGTCATCAATAGCCACGATAGTGTAGTAAGTTGTATTGCCGTTACCTACAACGCTAAATGGTTGATAGCCTGTAACAGCGCCAGCTAATGACGCATTACCTGTGCCAGCGACAGTAGTCGTTTCTAATACTCTATCCGCTAGAACTAATGCCATTATTGAACTCCGACTATTTTACCATCTGCACCACGCACAACTTGTTTAGGTTTGGTCAATTGTTGCACTAAACTTTGGTGAGCCATTTGTTGTTGTGACAATAGATCCGTATTGTGTTGAGCTTGCACCGCAACCATAGTAGCCATGTTGTTGTTAATAGCCTCAACCAAGCTTGATAGCGCAGATGTAGGTTGCTCAATGCCACCAGGAGTCACTTCAACAAGCCCTTCCTGCTCTCTAGCCGCATTAATATCTAGTGACTTGAGGTGTAGGTCTGTTTTAGCGTTTATCTCAGCCACAACGACCTTAGTTTGGTTATCTAGGTCAGCTTTATACTTCTCAAACTCTAGCTTTTGACCTTCCAACTGCATACGCATTTGCTCTAATTGAGCTTCCATCTGCATTTTTTGTTGTTCAGCTTGAGCTTTAATCATTTCAGGGTCTGGAGCTGGTGGTTGTGGGTTAGCAGCCGCTTGCATTTGTTTTTCTTTCTCTGAATCAGCAAATGTATCAAACTCACCCTCTAATGTACGACCAACACGGAAGCCTTGAACACCGAACTTGAGCAAGTCCATCAATAATGGAGTCAACTCAGGCACAGCTTGAGCGCCTTGTATAGCTTTCTCGATGAACGAGCTTGTAGCTTGCAAGAATTCTACCCGGTCAGCCTTCTCTTGTTGCTCGTCAGCGTATAGCATAGAGTCTGTAGCGATCTCAATGCGGAATGTACGCATAGGATTGTCTTTTAACAACTCCATAGCTTGAGGCACCAATTGTTGGTCCGTTTGACTAAGCAACTCAGCACCGCCGATCTTCATGATCGTTTCAGGTTGGAAGTGTTGACAGATAATCTGTGCTTTAATCTTAAGTATTTGTGAGGCAAAGCGTGCCACTTCGTCTTGGTAAGTCTTAAGACGCAATGTAGCGTACTGACCTTTGATTTGTTGTGCAGTTGCTGTTTCGTTAGCGTTACTTGCACCACGCACAATGTCAGAGATGCCGGTAATGTCGTAGATTTGCTGTTTAACTTGACCCATAGCTTGATAAGCCATGTTCAATGCGTTAGCAATAGGTGTTAGGTCAACGAACTCTACAGCACCACCTAAGCCACCTTTTTCAGCAAAGGCAGCATAGTTTTTAACAGGGATAAGTGTATTGTTGTCACCCTCTGTAAATAGACGGCCAAGGTCAGCATTTGCAGCGTCATAGAAGCCACGAACCTTCATAGCGTCCACTAGACCCTTAATACGGTCTGATAGCGTGTCTAGCTCGTTAGCTTGGTCTTGGTATAGAGTGAAGTCAGGAACTGGTACAAGTGACTCATTGGTCAATGTAGAGAATATAGGCTCTGGACATGGGAAGAACTCCTCTAATTGTAGCGGGTCTTCACGCTTGTCTAGTATCTTGCCCATGGATTTGCTAATCCAATATACGCACTTCTCTTCTTTATCCCATACCTCGTAGATTAGACCACGCTTAGTGACACCCTCAGTCATCTTAGTGCGAGGCTCATCAGGTGAAGCGTCTAACGGTATTCTTTTCCACAGGTCATCAAACTTGTCTTCAGGGAAACGCTCTTTAAGCATTTGACGAGTCATGTAGACTTTACGCCATACACAAGATACCTCGTCCCATGTCCTAGCAGAGTTGTGACCAAAGTCACGCCAATGCACATAGTCTACTGGTGTTTGCTCAATGTCTAGGTATTCAGATACGGAGTCGCTGTCTAACTCGTCTTCAGAGATGAATGTGTCATCTGTTTCAATGATAGGCTCGTAACGAATCCATGATGTACCACGACCACCTAAGAATCGGTCATAGACGCATGAGTTAAGAGAGTGGTAGAAGTCCTCTGTATTGCTTATCTCAAAGTCTAAGGCTCTCTCTAGCAACATAGACGCAACACGAGCAACAGGGTCACTGTCCTTATGTCTGCGTGACACATCAGGCTTAGGCATACGGCTAAAGGTTGCAGCCTTCAGAGTCTGTACATTAGCCCACAAGATGTTGTAGTGAGATTGAGCCGTAGTTGTTGTACGATCATCACGGTAGCGTTTGAGAATCTTCTCTACACGACCTTCCCACTTAGCAAACTCCTTGTCGTACTGGCTAAACATATCAAGGTATGTTTGTACCTCTGACATTATTTGCGAAACCTTAGCCATGAGTTATCCTTATGCGTAAACTACAGTTGCGCTTAGTGTGCCACCAACAACGATGTATACGCCTGATGCAAAGCCAATAGGCATAGGCAACCATGTGCCAGCAGTCAATGTTACTGTGTCCACTACTTTAGTAGATGTTGTAGTCGTAGCTGAGTCGTAGATGGTTACTGTACCGCTTGATGAAGCTGATACTAAGATACCCAATAGCTTGCAGCCGATAGGTGATACATTACCTGTTGCAGTGATTTGTTTGTAACCACCAACATAATTAGCAATACCGCTCATAGTTAAATCCTTTTAGGTTGTTTAGGCTGTGTGGCCCATAGTTCATTGAGTGTGACATCGGTCTGTCCGACCATGATGCCTCTAATTGGTTTTTCTTCCACCACAGGTTTGACTTCTTCACGCCAGTTTATAGAAGCGTAGCGCATAGCGTCAGACGCATGAGATGTCCAGTCGTGTCTAGGTTTGTCCCTAAACATCTTCTTGTCATCATCCCACTCACGCTGATACTGCTTGAGGGCCTCTAGGCCATCATAACAACGCTCTTTATCAAACCATGCTCTAGGCATCATCATACGCACAGCTTGTATGCCGTCATGTAGTGATAAGCTAGGTGTGATCGCCATCTTTTGTATGGTCAAGTGTTCGGCCAACATCTCAATGACTGATTTACCACCAGAGGCCAGCGTTTTAGCTCTAGCATCGTGCGGTAAGTAATGCGTCTTATACCTGTAAGGTTTACTTAAGACTTGAGCGGCGTAGTGATCAATAGACTTACCACTAGCAGCGTAATAGTCAATGAAATGCACTTCACCGTGTATAACTTGATAAAACCATATGGCCGTATCATCAGAGTAGCCCAAGTCCCATGCCGTATAGACATCCACGAACTCGTCATACTCAACGCCGGTGACTCTACCATCTTGCTCTGCTTGGTATAACTCACGACCCCATATAGCACCAGGCAATGCAGCATCAAAGTCACACTCCATCTCTTGACGCCAAGCATCCTCAGATAGTTCAGACTTAAGCGAGTCTATTTCAGACTGTGGCAGTATGCCTGAATCGTCTACTGTTATCTTTAGGGCTAACCAATCATCAGAATGGCAAGCTCTGTCGTATGTTTCCCAGAAGGCATTACGGCCTTTAGGCGTTCCAATGATTACCGCTTTACCTTGTCTATCAGCCAACGCAGGACGGATGATGTACTGGAATACATTAGCGCGCCAATCCCCATACTCGTCACACACAATGCTATCAAGGTAAAGACCACGAAGGCTGTCAGCATTATCAGCACCAAATAGCTGAATCCTTGCACCATTCTTAAAATCAATGCGTAGCTCTGACTCATTAATGACGATGCCATCAATTACCCTAGTGAAGTATTTAAAGTAATCCCACGCTACAGACTTAGCCTGTTTATAGAATGGCGCTATGTATGCTGCACGAAAGTCATTACGCTTGCTCATCACAGCTTCTTTGATCAGCTGGTTGACACAAGCTACTGTCTTACCTGCCCTACGGTGGGCAACTATTACCTTCCAGCGCCTATTGCTATTATGCAAAGGCATAAACGCTTGACGAGGCTTATAGGGTATTACTATTCTTCCCATGCGTATATTGCAACACTACCAGCGTGTTCGTTTACTTGCGTTTCTTTCCAGCCAGCCCTTGTCTTTAACCAAAAGATTGCAGCGCTTGTGTTACCGTCTTTAGCTTGCTGAAACAATGTCTGCCCAATAGAAGCGTTAGCATCTACACGGCCAGCATCTAACTCTTTCTTATAATACTTAACAAGCGTATCAGAGCTTATATCAAGCTTATTGGCTATGTCCTCGTATGTAATACCCACAGCAGATAAGGTGCGAGCAACCTTCTTGCTTTCCTCTGTAGGTTTATGTTCTTTTCCTTGAGCCATCTTTATAACTCCGAAAGATTGCCAGCTAAATGCTCTGCAAGCTCTACGCTCATAATAGCTATTAGGGCCACTTCTAGCTTATCTTCGTTAGCCATAGCGTCTAAAGCCTTTATAGCTTCTTCTTTATGCACATAAGCACCAGCGTCTATTGGTGACTTGTCATGCTTATATCGTATAGTCCAGCGTTTAAATATCATAGTAGCACCGCTTTCTTGCCAGTATATTCTTCCCAACGCTTTACTATAACATCACAATACTTAGGATCTAATTCCATTGTTCTATTTACTCTGCCTGTTTTTTCACAAGCAATTAAAGTAGAACCGCTTCCG